GGTACCGGTGGTCGGACTCGAACCGACAAGGGCTTGCACCCGGCGGATTTTGAAGACGACCCAAGGCATGCCAACGTTCGCCTTTGCCTCGCAAAACAGCAGCTTGAAAGCGCTACACCTGCCAATAGCGGCCTATCCAGGCCACTTCTGTTGACGCTTTGTTGACAGGAATACCAAGGGGTGGATCCGTTGGAAGGATCGGGAAGTGTGACAGATAGCCTCAGCATCAGGTGTGTGGAGCAAGCACATGCTGGGCATGTCCTTGCTCCTCAACTCCGCCCCGAAATACCAATCTTGCGGACAGGTATTTGAGAGAAGTGAAAGATTTCACGTAGTAAGTGAAATAAAGCAATATTGGCCATCTGCCACGAAACTAATTTAGCACATCAATATGGCCTCTTCAACGCCTTCCTTTCAAGAGATTTTATCAGGTCTACACCTTTCCATTTTACGAACCAGTATGTCTGCGAGAGTTGCTCTAACATATCTTCATTACTAACAGATGAAGTATCTAGACTGCTCTCAAATTTCGACAAATAATCACTAATCAACCCTTTTTTTGTAGAATCCTTTACAAAAGGACAACACAACAGATCCAGGAACAAATAAACCGACTCAGCATCTTTTTCCAGATTAAACCCTTTCCTGTATATCCTTTTTACTGCAAAGTCAACTATTTCCTCTCTTTCGCTCTCATAGTCATCACGATCTTGGAAGTAATATAAGAGGCATACAATGTCAAAGTATGTTACATCTTCTGGATCAGCCTTGCTAAAAGCCAGCTTACTTTTAGGGATTGCATAGTTTCCACCAAACTCGCTAGTAGCAATAATTATATTTAGACGCTCCAACGAAATATATCCATTCCTGTCATCATTTTTTTCTCTATCAAACTTAAGCTTTTCTACATTTGACATCACCACTGATCTATAGGCCGCCAAATGCCTTCTTAAATTGTTTTTTAGGAATTTATCGATAACAACTATCGCCCTTGCAACTTTTTCTGAAGAGGATACTGAAGGACTAACACTATAAAAGAAGAACACAAGCCTTATTAATATTAACAGCGCATCTCTTACCTTAAGAGATAAATCAGAACTTCCTTTTTCTTCTTGGGTATAAGCGTTATAGCTTTCTACCAGTCGCAAGACCCTCTTATATATAACCCCTACAACATACGGCGAAACCTCTGAGTATTTAACCCCCTCATTCCCCATCATTATCTTTATTTTGTTGATAAAGTTTTGCTCGAACTTATCCGGCCTATTAATCTTATTTGGGTAAACTGCCTTGCGACTAGCTCCCCCTCCCTGTGTAAAAAGTGATTGCTGCATATTTGAAACAACATCGTTCACACCAACAGCGACCCTGGACTTATATGTGAAAAAAGGTCTCTCATGCTTGTCTATCTTCATCTCGTTGATATAAAGATTATAATGCGAAAGATTATCCTCTATCTCATCGTAAACCCTTTTTGCCACATCAGGACTCTTAGAAAAAATCACATAATCATCAACGTACCTAACAATCTCATAGCTTTTGCCAAAACTTAAGCCGTGCTTATTTAAAAGACTTCCTTCCACTTTATGATCTATATCTTGAAAGATAATCTCTGCAAAGACCCTGCTAAACTCAGCTCCTACAGGAACCCCATTTGTCTCATTGTTATTACTCCTCTGCATCACAGTATCAATTCTTTGGCAAAATTGATTACTGTGACTCACGAACCCTTTGACATACTCTTTATGCTTAATCGCCCATGAAATCGTATGCGTGTATATCGTATCAAAGCAGTTCGCAACATCGACAAACCACATATGGGGAAAGCGTTTTTCCAGATCAAAATATCTTGGCGAGCTAAAAAACTTGTACAGCCTATCAAAACCACTATAACTAAAGAATGATGACGCGTGCTTTCTCCTAAGATCCTCCTCCAAGGTTTCTATATTTATCTCTTTATATTTATTGGTCAAAGTTTCATCTCTATCATAAAACGAGCTACCAACCTTAAACGGCCTTCTTATAGAGTAAGAACCTTTGCCACAGAGATACGCGATCACATCAGCATATTCTTTATATACACCACAATAATTCTTTTGTGACCTTGGATGGATCAAAGATAACGTTCTAAGGCTATTTTCACTTTTGATTATCTTATATTTCATTGGGTAGCTTTGTTGATTTTGCTTCTTAAAAGCCACCTCTTTTCTCTCGGCAGGATCTTCACTTGGTGCTATCAGATTTAGATATAGCGACTTGATTATATTGAAGCCTGAATAGCTTCCCCCTACAACTCTGTGATGATTGATATAAAAACCATCATTTGAAAAAATTATCGGAACATCTGAAGGCGAAGTATCAGTAAGAACAGCCCTCATATAGTCCTTTTTATCTAGCTTTATCTTCCTTGTTTTATTCATTTCCAAACCTTCACTATCTCAGCAAGTCTGTCATAGCTAAACCTCTTATGGACTCGGCGATTAAACCCATAAGAAAAACTGAACTTAATCAACTCTTTCTTCTGCCTCAACGTAAGAGTACTTGTGTATAGGCGAGGAAGTCTTCCACGACTACCGAATAAAAGATACCTCATAAAATCGTCAAGGTGAGCTAATTGCTCTGAGGGAAAGTCACAGGCTGAGCTATTATAGTAAACACCTACAGGAATGATAGTAGAGCCATCTTTTTTCACGAACTCTCTATTTGTTGTTAAAAACCTAATCCTATCCCTTAGCAAAGAATAATTATTTGTCTTGCTATATGAGTAAAAAGCTTTGCACAGTTTATCTTTTATTCGCTTAACCTTGTTCGGAGACAAGTCAACCATTACTTTCCTGAATATCGCAGGCGCTGTCTTGGCATTCTCTCTTGTGACTCCGTCTTTCCTTTCAACTGGCAAGGGGGAGTCTATTACACTAAACCTAAATCCCAAATAATCAAAGCTTGCAACATTGTTCCCGTGGTGCAAACTGCCGGCTTTTGCACGCTTGGGCACTCGCTTTAACTCTGTTTTTTCATTGTTAAAGAAGAGTCCTTCTGGCAGAGCGCAAAAAAGATCGGACTTAAACTCCGACCCTTCAACCTCATTGGAAGTTATGATCAAAATATCATCGACAAAACGAGAATAGAAAAAAACATCATCTCGGGAAACAACGTATAAATCAAAATCTTGAAGATAAAGATCCGACAAGATCGAACTTGTTTCCACCCCGCGGGGGACACACACACTTTCTCTTTCATCAAAAAACTTCGCCGTTTCTCTGACCAGTTTTTTTGTGTGCATTGAAAGACCGGTAAGGCTGTCCACCTTTTTTTCTAGCTCTTTCCTGTCAATATTTTCAAAGAAAGATTTTATATCTAATCTATAAATATTATAGGGAGTCCCATCAGCAAGGAAACCTCGTAACTCTCTAGCGATCTGGGATCTTGATTTATTATGCCTTGGGAAAGCCCTCTTCAGATGTGAAGCGCATACCCTAACAACTAGCCTCTGGGGAAGACTTGAAAGAGAAAAGCTTTTTTTATTTCCAAGAAAAAAAGAATTATACCCAACCCCTCTTGGAAAAACCCTTTCTGACTCTTCTACCGCCTCTGCCACTATTGAGCGACGATATTCGTCGCCCGAAAGAGAACTATCATTATAAAAATCTTCTTTTGCAAAGTGTCTTGCTAAAGTTGAATCATTAAAGGCCTGAATTCTGCTCAAACCGTCCTCCCTGCGTCTTACGCGATCCTTTCTTTCTCATTATTCATGCGACCCAAGACAACATGAACTTACATCAATGACATTGAAAAAAGCAGCTTCTTTGTGAAATCAAACGGGTGATATAGCAAATCAGGATTTAAATTAAGCAAGACCATAACCAAGAAAAAAGAAACACCAGCGCCTATTAAAAATGAAATAATGACCAAAGCTACCATACGTCTTCCAACACTAACGCCACCACCTGATTCGAAACTCTTTGAGAGTTTCTGACTGTGTTTTTTTTCGCGCTTCTTCCTGTCTTCCCAGTAGTAGTCCCGATCCTGCATCCCCATCACGACTCCCTCCGCGTTGCCCCTGCGATGCTCAAGGCCGACCTCCTATCCCTGGAGCCTTCCGCCCTGATACCACCTGGCCGCTGCCTTTCCGGCTAGTCGGTATCCGTCCCTGTCTGCTTGAGCGTCTTCCGTGCCTGCTCGATCTCCGGGCTGATCTGCCCAGCTTCCTCGTTCACCTGATCCGTCATCAGCCACATCGTGTATTTCGGCCACTGACGACAGACAGCCTCAAGCATCTCACCTTTAGGCGCGCGGCCTGTCAGCTCGATGTTTTCGAGTGTTTTTTTAGGTATTCCAATGAGTTGTGAGAACTCGCCTCTACCGCTCGTTTCCACTTCACGGATCTGACGAATTTTCTCGGTCAGCTTGCTTGACATATCCCGACTTCTCGGTAATCCTGACTTTAGGTGATATCCCGAATAATCGGGACACCCGGAAAGGCTGGTCAAAGTTTCTTTTGCAGGCCTTTTCGTGAGCCTAACACAGCCAACCAAAGGCAGGTGACGACGATGGAACAACCTCAAGCGCCCCAGGTCCCGGCCCACGTGCCTCTGATGACCATCGAGCGTTTCGCCGAGCTCTCCGGCCTCGAACAAGGGGTCGTCTACGGCCAGATTCGCAACGGCCACCTGCCCGCCGTGAAAGTCGGCCGGTACCGCATGGTCAACGTGGCCCTCCTGCAGGCCCAGTGCCTCACCCAGGAGGACTGGTCATGAGCTTCGATATCCGCTTCGACGAGCCGCGTACCTCGACCACCTGCACCTTCGTCGACTTCTTCTTCGACGCTCCCAACTACCAGGAACCCGTCGACTTCGACGACGAGTCGTTACTGATGACCCTGTCCGGCCGTGACGTCGGCTTCATCTACGGTTCGGACCTGCTGGGCTGGGACGTCACGCTCGGCGAGCGCATCACCGCCGATCAGCTTGACGGCCTTGCGATCCCCGGCGTCACCGTCCACCTGCCGCAGCACGGCGGCACCATTTCCCTGCAAGGCTTCGCCAGCATCGACGCCGCCAAGCGCGTCGTCGTCCACCTCTATGAAGCCTTCTATGAGGCGTTCTATCTCGGCTTCGGCGCCTACACCCTGGCCGACGCCCCGGCCGCTGACGCGGCTCCTGAGCGCCCCTGCTTCACCCCGGTTTCCCGTCGCGTCCCTGCGCTTTTGGCCTGCAACGTCGCTCCGATCCCCCTGCCCCGTCCCACCCTCGGGCCGGCCGAGCGGGCCACCTTTTTTGACGCGTCGCCGCTTTCTGCACCACCGGGGGTTCGCCCCTGGTGTGACACACCGCCCTAAGGCCCCATCCCCGGCCCAAGCGAGGATGAATCTCCGATTCATTCGAGTCGCGGGCCCAACAACCGAAGGGCGTTAGTGCCTGTTGATCCACTGACCGAGGAACACCCCATGAGTACGGCCACTGCCACCGGCAAGAAACAGCCGATCCGCGTGTTCCTGGACGCCGCCGAATACGGCCGCTACCTCGTCCAGGCCGGCACGCACCACGTCACCCCCTCCGGCCTGGGCGAGCTGCTCATCCAGGACGGACTGGAACGCCTCGAGCGTGGCGACCTCACCGCGCTCGGCCAGGGCACCGAACGGCCCGCCTCCCAAGGCTCTGGGGCCAACTCATGAAGTCCCCTGCCCGTCACCCGTCGCCCATCGGTCGCACGGCGCCCCGAGTCGGCGTCCGGGGCCCCGTCAAGGGCAAGGGGGCGAGCGCAGCGAGCGCCCTTGACGGCGGCCACGGCGTCGACTGCCGTGCGGACCGACCGAGGGGCAGGGTGGCGCGGCAGGGAACCCCCTGCCCGGAGCCCCGAGCCTTGAGGGAGCGGGCCAGCCGCTGCCTCCACGGCCGGGACGTCGGCAAGGCCGCGCTCCTCTATCGCCAAGCCGAGTACCAGCAACGGGAGATCGACGGCGACTCTCCCTTCACCACCGAGCTAGCGGCTCTCGCTGAACACTGCGAACAGCGCATCAGCCAAGCCGCCACAACAGGAAGGACACAGCCATGATCAACACCATCCAAGCCCGCGTGATCGGCGCCATGCGCTACTCCATGGACAACGGCGTCAAGGGCGCCAAGCTCACGCTCATGAACGAGGCCGACGCCGGCAACGACAACCGCGTGGGCTTCGAGGTCGCCACCATCTCCGCCCCCTACGAGATCCTCGACCAGCTTCGTCCGCTGGCCGACAAGATGCCCTGCAACCTCGAGATCGACGCCGAGATGCGCACCTCCCAGGGCAAGATGACGATGCACGCCATCGCCGTGCGCCAACCCACCGCCAGCGGCCATCCCCAGGCCGCCCCGGCTGATTCCAAGCAGGCCGCCAAGTCATGAAGGTGCAGGTCTGCCCGACGTTCGACCCCGATATCGGCGCCTGCACCGGGCCGCTTGAGTGGGTCGACGCCGTCGAACTCGTCGAGGCTGGCACCCAGCCTTGGCTGAGTGGCGAGGACGCCGTCACCGTCGCCCTCGCCATCGGACTGGTCTGGGCCGCCGCCTGGGCCATTCGGGCTCTCGCCCAATCTCTCCACGCGCATATGAGGTAACTGCCATGACCCGCTTCATCTCCAAGAAGGTCCGCCGCATCGCCCTGATCCCCGTCGCCCTGGTCTCCGGCTCCGCCCTGGCCACCGAAGGCGGCGGCATCGACACCGGTTCCCTGGTCAGCACCATCCAGAGCGCTTCCGGGCCGGTGAACGCCGTGGGGGTCGCCGTGCTCGGCGTGCTGGCCGGCATCCTGGTCTTCACCCTGATCCGCCGCGTGCTGCGCTGATCGGCGCCGCACACTCCGCCCACCCCGGGCCCCTTCGGGGGCCCTTTTCGATTCAGGACCGAGGCCATGACCCATGCTCGAACTCTCGCCCGGTATGTTGGTATTGCTGGCCTTATTGGGGGCCTTCTGGCTCCTGTTCCATCACTAGCCCAATCGGCGTCCGGTCAGACCCGCGTGTCCAGCATCGCGGCGGCGGGCCGCCAAGGCGACGACATCCTTGCCCGTGTCGCCGCCAACACCAAGCCGGCCAATGTGCATTCGCGGATTTACTGGACGCAGAAGGTCCCCGTCGCGGCCGCCACCCTGCGCCGTGGTGCCCTGGCAGCGCTGGGGCGTGGGGTCATGCATCCCGGTCTGCAAGCGGCGATCCTGGCGGCGGGCTTCATCCTGTCGGAGAACAACGAGATTCTGGTGCCGGATGACTCGGCGGATGGCGCGAGTCAGTTGGTCGACGACTATCCGGCATCGGACTATCCCGGCTCCTTTCGGCATTACGATACCGGGGGCTATTCGTACTATCCCTCGGCCTATGCGGCGTCCCAGGCGGCCGTCGAGCGCGCCTGTCGGCCGTTAACGAGCTGTGGCTTCTACAAGATCATCGGCAGATCGGATTCCCAGTTCTGGGTGAGGGTGAAGGGCAAGACCTCCACCGGCGGTACGGGGTATCGGGATCAAAAGGTCGAGTATGCGCCGAGCCGTTCCCCGAACATGCCGGATGTGTCCCCGGAGGGCGGCCATCGGCCCGCCGAAGACGAGGACTATCCCGCGCTCGATGAGCACATTGCCCCGTCGCTGCTCGATGAGCTGGTGAACTCCCAGGACGATATCCCCGAATGGCAAGAGGCCATCAGCGTCCTTCCCGGGCCCGAATCCGCCGTCGTGCCCACCCAGTCCCAGAACATCGCCCCCGAGATCGCCACCGCCGTGGGCCGGCGTGGCGAGAACATCCGTGCCCAATCCCGGGGCGATAACCCGCCCTACTCCGACGCCGGCACCGACGGCCACAGCGCCGAGGACCAGAACCGCGAGGACTGGGAACAGCCGATCCCGCCGTTTCCCGACGTCGATCCCGAATGGCAGGTCGAGACCATCGACTCGCTGCCCAGCTACAGCATCGGCCTCGGCGGCGGTAGCTGCCCCGGTGCCACGCAGATTCCGGTGCCCTTCGGCGGCTCCATCACCCTCGACTGGCAGCCGGCCTGCAACCTCGCCGGCATGCTGCGCGGTGCCGTCATCGGGGTCTGCATGATCCTCTCGCTCTACATCGTGCTCAGGGGGAACTGATCATGCCCGCCATCATCGTCAGCATCCTGTCCGGCTTCGCCACCTATCTGGTCAGCTCGCTGATCGCCCGCGTCGCCGGCCTCGTCGTCTTCACCACCATCGGCACCGCCCTCATCAACGGCCTGCTGTCCCAGGCCTCGTCCTACCTCGGCCAGTCCGGCCAGGTGCTGTGGTTCGTCCAGCTCGCCGGCTTCAACGTCGGCCTCTCGTCCATCGGCGCCGCGCTGATGCTCCGCGCGACCATGAACGCCTGGAGCCTCAAGCCCAGCGCCGCCATCACCGGAGGCAAGTGACATGTCCCTGCACCTGATCACCGCCGTACCCGGCGCCGGCAAGACGCTGCGCGCCATCTGGATGACGCTCAAGCTCATGGACGAGCACCCCGACCGCCCGGTGTTCTCCAACATCAACGGCTGGAACCGGGCCGCCCCGATCCCCGACGAATGGATGGACTGCCCCGACGGCTCGGTCATCGTCCTGGACGAGTGCCAGCAACGATGGCGCCGCTACCGCAACACCGGCACGCCGCCCGCCGAGATCGCCGAACTGGAAACCCACCGCCATCGCGGCATCGACTTCATCCTCACCTGCCAGAACCCGTCCCAGGTCACCAGCGATGTCCGCGCCCTGGTCGAAGTCCACGAGCACCTGATGCGGCGCGGCAAGATGGGCGGCGCCCTGGTCTACCGCTTCGAGGGCGTGTGTCACACCAACCCCATGGCCCACAAGGGCGACGCCGACTGTGAAGTGTCGGTCTGGAAGCACCCCAAGGAGGTCTTCGCCGAATACACCTCGGCGTCGATCCACACCGGCACCCGCCGCCTGCCGCGCATCCTGATCATTGCCCCCTTCGTGTTCCTCGGCTCCGCCGGCGCCGTGGTCTATGCCGCCAACTCGGTGACGGGCTTCCTGGGCGTCGACGGTCAAGCGGAGGCCGAGGACGCCGCGCCTGCCGAATCGCCCGTTTCGACCGCCCCCGTCGCGCCACCGGACACGGTCACCGCCTATGGCGGCTTGCGACAGGACGACTACTGCCAACTGTACGACCAGGACGGCAAGCCGATCCGCACCACCATCCCCGACTGCCTCAACGCCATGGAACTGGGCCTGCCGTACGACGTGGAGGAGCTGAAGCTATGACCGCGCTCACTCTCCCCACAACGTCACCTCAAACGATTCCGGGCTGGCTGCCGCTCGTCCAGAGCATCGCTATCGTCACCATGGCCATCGACCACGTCAGCCTGTGGCTCCCGGCCGGCGACGTCTCTCCGATCCTGCGCGTCACCCTGGGCCGGGTCGCCCTGCCGCTGTTCTGTTTCATGGTCGCGTGGCACGCCCTGCACACGGCCGACGCGCGCCGCTACGCCGACCGTATCCTGTTGATCGCCTTGCTCGCCCAACTGCCGTTCATGGCCCTGCATGGCCAGCCCCTGGGCAATATCTGCTTCACGCTCGCGGCCGCCGCCTACCTCGCCGCCTATCACCGGCACCGTGACCCATGGGCATTACTGATTGGCGCCGCGCTGGCGATCGCCACGTTCCACGTCGAATACGGCCCGCTCGCTCTGGGGCTGATCCTCGTCTTCATGCTGGCCATCCGCCGTCCGATCACCTGGATCGTCCCGCTGATCGGCTGGCCACTGGCTCAGTACGGCTTGAGCCTGTCCGGCGTCTCGGCGTTCCTGGGCGTGTGTCTGCTGCTCGCCCTCGTAAGCACTCACGTACCGCCGATTCACCTGCCGCGCTGGCTCACGCGCTGGTTCTACCCGGCGCACCTGGGGGGCATATGGCTACTCCGCTGGCTGGCGTGATTCCCGGGCCGAGCGTGCGCCGCGGGAGAGGACGCTTGCGCCCGCATCCCCGCGCCGCACGCGCGGCCCGGCGAGACCACCCCTGTAACACGTCTCGCAGAATGACACCGAAGCGTGTCGAAACCTGCCAATAACGACTAATAGGTGGTTTTCAAAATGGAACGTTGGGAACGCTACTCGAGGGAATCGCTGGCGATGGGGCAGCAGGACGCCACGGGCTCCCTGCTGATCAGCGGAAAGGGACAGGTGAACCTCAGCCAGGTCCACCTCCTTCACGCAGGCGTCGACACGGTTCGGCAGCTCTACCGGGGGCTGCCCTATCTGCCCCAGTTCGACAAGATCATCTCCGTCTATCAGGAGGGACGCGGGGCCACCATCGACCTCTGGGGCCACACCTGGGCCATCGGGGCCGGTGCGTCCGGCTCGGGCTTCCGCTACCGCCTGCAGAACAACGACCTCGGCGTGATCGTGTTCTTCCAGGCCCGGCACGTGAAGACCGAGAACATCGGCACGCACCTCAAGATCGAGCTATCGCCCCACTACCTGCACGAACGCAGCCCCGAGGACGCGCAGAAATTCATGGATCTGATCGCGTTCGGGCTACTCGATCATGTCGAATCGGCCGGCTGCGCCGTTCATCTCGCCCTCGACGTCCAGGGCTGGGAGCCACCCAAGGACTTCATGGAGCGCTTCGTCACTCGCTCGAAGAAGGTCATGAAGATCGACGGTATCGACACCCTGAGCTTCGATCACGGCAACATCGCCACCAGCTACGGCCGGACCGAAACGCTCATGTTCGGCACTGCCGGGGCGCTCCAGTGCGCGATCTACAACAAGACCAAGGAAGCTCACCACCGCGACAAGCTGCACTTCTGGCAGGGGATCTGGCGCAACGCCACCGACGACGACCTCGCCCCGGTCTACGATCCCGAGCGTGACGTCTGGCGCATCGAGATGCGCTTTCATCAGTCGGTGCTGGCCGAGTTCGCCCGCGGGATCCCGTGCAACGTCGACACCGGCGAGGTTCTGAACGACGCCCACGGCTTTCAGCGTTTCACCGACACCGTGCCCCACCTCACCGGGATCTGGCGCAGCGCCTTGCAGAGCTACCGCCTGGATCACTCCCGCGACCTGATCGACCCCGCATGGCAGTGCTTCCAGGACGACCCGCGCTTCTACGCCCACGAACCCGCGTTCATGTACAAACGCGCCCGCAAGGAACCCGGGCTGGGAAACGAGAAAAACGTCTGCCTCGCCTTCGGCAACCTGATCTCGATCTACGCCCGCCAGGGCTACACCACCCGTCAGGCCATCGAATACCTCAAGGACTCCGGCATGTGGCAGGACCTCGAGCACTACTATCGCCGACGCGGCATTCAGGCCGGCGCCTTCCGGCAGTTGGTGGAACAGAAGCTCATCGAACGGCGATTACTGGGGAAAGCGGCTTGATCAGGAAGGTCAAAACCGGCTGGCAGGTCGACCTACAACCGGGAGGTCGCGACGGTCGACGGGTGCGCCGCATCTTCAAGACTCAGGGCGAAGCCAAGCGCTTTCACGACTACGTGGCCGGCAAAGCCGCCATAGGGGAGCCCTACGCGCCCAAGAAACGTGATCGCCGCCGGCTCCTGGATCTCGTGCAGCTCTGGTACGACTGCCACGGGGTCACGCTCAAGGATGGCAAGCGCCGCCATAGCCAGATGATGGCCCTGGCCGAGATAATGGGAAATCCTGTGGCCACCACCATTACCCCCATGGACGCCATCCGGTTTCGCAAGCAACGTCTCGCCGACGGCATCCACCCCAACACCGTCAACCATGACCAGGCCCACCTGCGGGCCGTGTTCAATCGCCTGTCACGCCTCGGCGAGTGGGAGGGTGCCAATCCCTTCGCCCAGGTCCAGCCCCTGCGTCTGGACGAGCCCGAGCTGACCTACCTCACCGAAGACGAGATCGCCCGACTGGTCCAGGTCCTCGAGGACTCTCCCAATCGCGACGTTCTGTTGATCACACGGCTTTGCCTGGCTACCGGTGCCCGCTGGAGTGAGGCCCAAACCTTGCGCGCCGAGATGGTCCGGGACAACCGCGTGACCTACACCGGCACCAAGAATCGCCGCAATCGCACCATCCCGCTCCCTGACGATCTGTACCGGACCCTGGTCGACCATGGCCCCCGGATCGGCCGCCTGTTCCGCACACATGCTTATGAGGCCTTTTCGAAAGCCATCATCGACGCCGAGATCCAGCTCCCACGCGGCCAGCGTACCCATGTCCTTCGCCACACCTTCGCCAGCCACTTCATGATGAACGGCGGCGATGTGCTCACCCTTCAGAAGATCCTGGGCCACCAGACCATCACCATGACGATGCGCTATGCCCACCTCTCTCCCGATCACCTGGCCGACGCCATCAAGTTTGCGCCAAAAGTCCCCACCACATTCGGCACGAAAAAAAGCCGCCCTGGGCAGGCGGCGAGTGACCGTGACTAGCAATGAGGAAAATCTGACAGACACTGACCCTAGCGGCTGTCAGCCGTGGCGGTTCATCAACGCCACGCCCTCAACGTAAGCCTTCCTCGCTCATGCGTCAATGCAAATGCGAATACTTTTTATCTAAACGCAGCACCCTCGGAAGGCGCAGCCTTCAGACATAAAAAAACGCGGCCTGAGAAGGCCGCGAAGGATACGGGGATGTGTCGGGCTGAGGGATGCCGACACCCTTACAGTATTCACACGTCACAAGAGCCGCGTTAAATCAATAAAAGCTAATAAATAAACTTTGCTTGGGCTTTCGATAGGGCACGATCGCCAGGGCGCTCGGCACAAAGACACATAGGGCGATGAGCCCAACGCGTCGATAAACTGCGTTGACACTTTGTTGACACTTGAAGGAAATCTAATTCAGAACAAGCACAAGGAAGGAGGTAAGTGCTTGATTTAAT